GATGATACTATTGAATATTATCAAGCTGTATTAGATAAGATTAAAGATGTTTGTAATGAAGCAATTCCAATGTGTGATGATGAATATTATGCTAATGGATTCCAATCTTTAATAGATGATATTGAATGTATTTATTATGATGAAGAATTAGATGAAGGTAATGTTGATTATATTCTAGATGGTCTTTGGGATTGGGCTGATGGTGCTAAGTTATTCGTTGCCTTAGGTGAATCTGAAGTAGTTATGGAAGAAGATTCTAATTATACTAATAAATATCGTTGTGTTACTGCAGGATATGATACTGTAGAAACATTTGATTCAAAGGATGATGCAATTGCATTTGCTAAAGAGAATGACAGGGTGTATTCAGTAATGTCTGATATTTATCAAGGTGATATGTTAATTAGTGTTGGATTAAATGATATTTGGTCTAAGTATGATGAAGATTTAACTGAAGCTTCTAGTGTAGATGGTTTAGTTACTAAGTTTGTTGAGTTACCATATGGTGATTTCAAAGCAAATAATGCCATTGGTGTTCTTAATGATGGTACAGTGTTTTGGGTAGATAGTGAGAATGAAGCTTATTCAGTTCCTTGTTCTTACGATGAGTTAAAGAGAGCAATGTATGGTAAAGAACAAGATGATTGGATGGAATTTTCTCAAAGTTTCACTAGAATAGAAGACCCACTAGAAACTAAGATTATGGTTGCTATTGGACGTTACTCTGAAGATGTTCTAGATTATCATGAAACTTTTAAAGATGGGTTACCATTCTAATTAGGAGGTTAGTATGAATAGTTTATTTGAAAGTGTTGACGCTTGTTTTGAATCTGATGTTATAGTTGAATCAGATTCAAAACTTGGTTCTATTTTTGTTGCTGAGGTTGGTTACAATGGTGTAGTCGGTACTTGTAGAGGTGCTGGTTCTACTCCTGAAGAAGCCAAAGCAAATGTTATTAAATTCTTCAAGCAAGTTTATCCTAGTGTATTAGAAGATTTATTAACTAAAGAAGATTATCAAGATGTTTCTGAAGATAAAGCTCTTGAAGATTGGTATGGTATCAATGTATTCGATTTAAGTTCTGGAGCTACTTGTGAGAGTGGAGAAACTTTAAAAGGATAATTTATGAATAAGTTATTTGAAAGTATAGATAATTTATTTGAATCTGATATTCTAACTCTAGATGACTTCCTTAGTCATCTAGATGCCTATATGGCAGAGCAATCTATTTTCTTTGAACCATTAGGTGGTTATATTGTCTATGATGGAGAGTATAGGTTTGTTTATTATGAATTATTAGATACTAATACAACTTATAGTCGTGATGCAAAGAGAAAGCATTATCGTATATTAAGTTATGATGGTTCTACTTTTGTTGAGAATCGAATTACAGCTCCTATGTATAATGACTATATTAGATTAGGCATGGTTAGGGAGTATAGTAGAGAGGTATAGGAGATTATTATGAATAAGTTATTTGAGTCTGTTGATGACTTATATGAATCTGGAAGAAGTTTAGTTGTTGAAGATACTGAAGATTTTGTAGATGATGTTATTACTGATCCTTATGATTTAGGGTTTACTGAAGAAGATTTACAAAATAATCTTAATGTAAAGTTTACTGAATATGGTGAATTAGATAGTGCTGAACAAGAAGACTTTCCAGAATGTGATGCAGTATTATATTTTGATGTTTACTATGGAGATTCTAAAGTTGGTGAAACTCAATGTTATGGTGCTAAAGAAGATAATGTTGAAGAGTATTTTCCTCAAGTAATTGAAAATCTTGTTGGTAATACTTTTGGGTTAGACTTTAGTGAAATTAAGAAAGAAGAAAAACCTTTAGGTGAATCTATTGAATATTGTTTAGTTTTACCAGAAGTAAAATCTGATGAAGAAATGAATAAGGTAATTGAAGCTCTTAAGGATTTAGGTTACGAAGCTTATTCTTGGACTCGTTAATATAAGACTAGTTAATCTAGTCTTTTTCTTTTGTCTTTCTATTATATATTTATTATAGTAGAGAGGTGGCCTATGGATAATACTAATTTCCTAGATAAGATTATTGATTATAACAAATCTCAATATATTTCGAAAGCTACTAAGATTAGAGAGATAGTAGCACCAGAAGTTTGGATTAACGATCCTTACTATTGTGGTGAGGATGGTAAGTTTTTATATCCATTCTGGAAGAAACACTTTGTTGAGATTTTTTCTCGTCCAAATGAGAAGAGAATTAATGAGATTATAATTACTGGTTCTTTAGGAACTGGTAAGACTACATTCATGACTTTCTGCTTCTTAAGACTTTTATATGAGCTTAGTTGTTATGATTGTCCACAGATTCTTTATAATTTGATGTCAAGTACTTCTATTGTTCTTATGTATTTGTCTATCAATAAGGATATAGCAGAGAATACTGGTTATGGGGATTTGAGACAGAGAATTGATACTATTCCATACTTCATTGAGAATTATCCTAGAAATCAAAGATTGTCTAATGATATTGAGTTCCCACAATCTAATATTCGTGTAGGTTCTGGTTCTAGAGCTTCTCATGCAATTGGTACTAACTTAATTGCTGCGGCTCTTGACGAATCTAACTTCAAAGGTACGGGTGAAGCTGCTACTGATGTCAACTCAATGTCTAAAGCACAACAAGTTTATAATGCTTTACGTAGACGTGGAGAAAACCGTTTTACCGTTGGTGGTATTGATTATTCATTGTCTATCTTACTTTCTTCTGCAACTACTTCAAACTCTTTTACAGAGGCACGTATTGCTCATACTGCTTCTAATGAGCATGTTTATCATATTAATGCTAAGGTTTATGAAGTTAAACCTGCAGGAACTTATAGTAGTGAGAAGTTTATAGTATTTATGGGTAATGACCAATTGGATCCTACTCTTGTTGAGACTGTTCCAGCTCTTAATAATATTATGGATTCGGTTGGATTACCAAGATTTGCAGATACAGTCAATCTCGTAGATAGTATTAACTCATTGAGAGAAGATATTAGGGCAATGTTTGAACTTGTTCCTATGAATTTTATTGAGTCTTTTAGAACAGATGTTGTTAAGTCTTTACAAGATATTTGTGGTGTTCCTGTTAACCCTATTGGTAGATTGTTTACAGCAAAGAGATATTATAATGAGTGTATTGACAATCAAGTTACACATCCATTTATTCAAGATGAGTTTATTCTTTCTACTGGTTCATCTGTTACTGGTATTGAGTATTTAAGGTCTGATTGGAAACCTTTAGAACCACATAAGACTAGATTTGTTCATATCGACCAATCTACAGCATCCGATAAGACTGGTATTTGTATGGGATTTATAGACCATTTTGAGAATATTAATGGTGAGAATAGACCGGTTATTTATGTAGATTTTATGTTAGCTGTTAATCCACCATTGGCACCAGAAAAGATTCATATTGCCAAGTGTCGTCAGTTAGTTTTAGATATAGCCAAGAAGTTTAATCTTAAGATTGGTAAATTCACTTACGATACCTTTGCATCTCAAGAGTCTGTTCAACAGCTTCAACAAGAAGGTATTAATGCTGATTTTCAATCAGTGGATAGAACAGTTGATGCTTATCTTGAGTTGTGTGATTTATTTTATGAGAAGAGAATTCATATCTATTCTTATCCGAAGTTTGAGAAGGAGTTCTTTAATTTACAATACTATCGTGATAGGAAGAAGATAGACCACTTACCAGAGTTTTCAAAGGACGTTTCTGATGCTGTTGCAGGAATGATTCATAATTGTACTCATAATGATGCTCAGTTGGATGCACTTCGTAAGATGGATGCTGAAAACATTCTTAAGTGGTTATAATTTTGTTTTTCGTATTATATATTATGAATGAAGAAAGGATTGGTTTAATATGTATGTAATTATTATTGAACACTCATTATCTGATGAACATGATAATGATATTGCTTTTATATCAGTTAAAGAAGTAGGAGCTCCTGGTACTCCTATATCTGGTCAATATTCTGCTGATAATGAATGTTATTATGAATGGTATGAAACTTATGAAGATTATCAAGTTGCTCTTGATGTTAAGAATGAGTTAGTTGATAGATTCAAACCATATATGATGGTTAAGAAAAATAAGAAGAATCATAAAAATGTAACTAAAGTTGTGACTTCTGAATAGTAAATTAGGGAGGAGTTATGTCTGGACCTTTAAACGATAAATTATTGGACGAGGCAGTCAACAAGACTCTTAATGAAAAGAGTTATGAGACTAACAAGTCTTTTATTGCTGGTATGTCTTTATCACAATTTAGTGACTTTATTCACTCTGACCAAATGTCAGATTTAAATGATAAGGCACTTTATGATGAGATGTTACTAGATGCCACAGTTCGTAATGTAATTGATGCTTATGTTGCTGAGATTGTAATTCGTGATACTAATACAAATCATATTTGTACTGTTTTATCTGAAGATGCTAAACTTGTCGAAGAGTTAAACTCTTTTCTATTTGATAATATCAATATAGATGCTTTAGCAAATAATATTGTATTAAGAATGTTAGCTTATGGATGTGCTCCATGTGAGTTAGCTTATATTGATTCAACTACAGATTCTCAATGGCAATTATTCTCTGAAAGTGAGAAGTTAAAAGATATGACTTCTGAAAACTTATTAGAGAGTTTATCCAAGAAGGATGTTAAAGAGTTTCTTGTTGAAGGTAAGAAACTACGAGTTGTTTCTAATAAGAAAGCTCTTAAGGAAGATGTTCTTGAGTTAAGAAAGAAACAGTTCCCTGTTAGATGGTATTTAAATCAATTACCTATTTGGTCTTTGAAGGTTTTAAATTCTAAGGGTAAAGATATCGCTTATTTAGATCCAACTGTAACTGATAGAGTTTATGATGGAAGAACTCTTGTTCCTTTTATGAACATTTCTTCTAATGATTCAACTAGTATTAGTTCAACAGATGGTTCTGATAGTTATACTATATCAGCATCTGAAAGTTTTCTTAAACCTGCTAGAAAAGCGTATAGAGTTTTAAGTTCTTTTGAGGATTTATTATTAATCCATGCACTTACTACTTCAATTAACTATCGTATTTTTAGTGTTGAAGTTGGTAATTTAGATGAGAAACAAACTCCAGCTCTTTTAGGAGATATTAAGAAGAGAATTAATGAGAATGAATCATTCAATTTAGAGACTTCATTCTATAATGCTTCTATGACAGGTGTTCCTCTAGGAGCGTCAATCCTTATTCCAACAAGAAATGGGGTTGGAACTATTTCAGTTCAACAAATTGATAATAGTTTTGGTACTAGTGAATTAGGTGATTTTAATTATTTCAAGAATAAATTAGCAACTGCTTTACATAGTAATTCACTTTTAACTGGTTCTACTGATAATGCAGGTGGACTTGATTCTGGTGGTTCTATGTCTGTTCTTGATGATAGAGCATCACAATATATAGAGTTATATAGAAATATATTTGCTTCTGGTATTGAATCTTTATGTGATTATTATTTAAGATTAACTAGAACAGAGTCTGCTTATTCAAAGTTAACTACTTTTAGTATTAGACTTGCTAGAAATATAGATGCTGAACAAGTTAATTTCTTAAAGGGACAATCTGAAGCTGCAAGTTCTCTACAACAAGTTGTTAGAGCACTTAAAGATTTAGGTTTAGATATGAAGAATTTCTCTGATACTCAATTATTACTAGTTCGTAAATTCTTGGGTAATGAGATTGCAGATTCTTTAGCTCTTGAGATGGAGAGTGCTAGTTCATTGTCTAGTCGCAAACCTCCTATTGTAGGAGATGATTCTACTGGTGGTGAGTTAGGTTCTACTGGTGATGATTCATTTGATTCATTCGAAGTAAGTGATGAAGAAGTTGACAATGCAGTTTCTGGTTCTGATGAAGAACAATTAACTGTTGAAGAACCTGGTATTGAATTATAAATTTCGTAGAATAAGTAGAGAATTTAATTATTCTCTACTTTTTTATTCGTATAATTTATTATGAAAGAGAGGTTAAGTATATGAATACAGTTATTATGTGTGGAAATCTAACAGCAGATCCTGAATTACGTCAGGGAGCATCTGGAGTTAATTATACTCAGTTTACTGTTGCTGTTCAACGTTCTAATTTAGAGAAAGATGGAACAAGAAAAGCAGATTTTATTCCTACTACAGCATTTGGAAACAATGCAATCAATATTTGTAAGTATTTTAAGAAGGGTTCAAAGATACTTCTAAATGGTGAGTGGAGAACTGATTCTTATGACCAAAATGGTGTAAGAGTTTATACTCATAAGTTTATAGTTACTCGTTTCTTCTTTACTGGAGGTTCTAGTAATAATAACAGTACAACTGCAAATCAATCGTTAGGTGTTCCATATCAACAAGCTCAACAAAATGCACAAATTCGTCAAGATTTTGAAGTACCAACTATAGCAGATGTACCTCAAGAAGATTTCGGGTTTAGTACAGAAGATGATTTTGGTTTCTAGGAGGTTAATATGATAAGAGTTAATGATAATTTATATCCAAAAGAAAATATTAAGAATGTTTCAATTACTTCTGATAATGGTTCTTTTATACTAACTTATTATTTTAAGGAAGATACTAGATTAAGACCTGTTTCTGAATCATTTACTTCTTCTAAAGATATGGAGAAGAAGATTACAGAATTACAAGGTAAGAAGGGTAAGACACTTCTTGGCTAGTATGAAAGAGTTTTCTATCTTTTTAGATGAGATAACTCCTTGTTTGGAGAGTCGTGAGGAGATAGATATTATAACTATAAGGGATAAAGTTAATAATCTCATTTCCTATTATAATTTAAATAAGTCGAATTTGATTACCAAGTGGATTGAGATTAATGGCAATGATGCTTTTAAGATTCTTCAAGTAACTGATGTGGATTCTTATTTTAAGGTTTTGAGTGTTGTTTTGATGAGTTCTATTGAGTATTTGTCTGTTCGCAATGATCCTTTATATCTTTTAGCACAATTATCAATTATGTCGGATTGGTATTCGTATAATTCTTTGGATATTTAATGATTTGAGGTGATTAAGTGTTAAAGCTTTATTTTGTAGGAGATTTACATTTACATGATGTAAGTCCTAGTTCGAGAATAGATGATTATTCTCAAGCAATTTTAGATAAGCTTTCTCAAGTATTTACTAAGGCGAAGGAAAGTAATGTTGATGCAATTATATTTGAAGGAGATATTTTCCATAAGCCATCTGGTATTTCAGTTAGATACTTGAATAAGGTTATTGATGTGTTTAAGGAAGCACATTGTCCATGTTATTCTGTTATAGGAAATCATGATGTTCAGTATGGTCGAATAGATGATATTGGTGGCACTTCTTTAGGAGTTCTATTTAAAGCTGGTTTACTGAAACCATTCTTTGCTGGAGCTTTCTCAATTCCTTTTATGGATGGTAAGGTTTTAGTTGAAGGATATAACTATGGTGAGGATATTTCTCAAGCAAGTCCAAGTAGACAAGCAAATTTAACTATTTGTGTTGCTCATAGTTATGGTGAAGATGTTTCATTTGGTGCTGCAGATACACCAGAGTACTTTAAGTTTAATTCTATAGCTCCTGAAGTTCCATATAATGTTTATGTTTTAGGACATGACCATTCATATCATGATACTATGGATTTGTTTGGTGGTCTTTCTAAACTTTATCGTTTAGGAGCTTTGTCTAGAGCAACTTCTAGTGTTACTGATACTAGTAGAGATGTTCAAGTTCTAGAGTTAGATATTAATGAGGATGGTTCTTATATTCCAATTCCTGTTCACATTGATATTAATCCTGCAGAAGATTGTTTCTCTGCTTTAGCTCTTGATAAGGATATGATGTCAAAGAGAGATAGAGAGTTGATTAATAAGTCTTTAGAGGAAGTTTTAGCAAATCTAGATTTTTCAGTTAAGAGTTCTATTTATGATATTCTTGATGCTATGGATTTAGATGATAATGTCAAAGCAACTGTAGAACGATATTTGAATAATGCGTTCATTGTAAGGAAGTAGTATACTTCCTTTTTTCGTATAATAATTAGATGATAGGAGGTATATTATGCTTTGTATGAATGGTGTTAGTACAGGTAAGATTCCAATGACTTATACTTGGGTTCCTTGTTTTGTTTGTAATCATTGTAGAAAGATAGTATCTGGTGGTGAGTATATTCAAGGAGTTTTCTATTGTCCTATGTGTGCAAGTATAATTCATAGGAATAATAGAGAGTCTAGGGAAGTTGTTCCTGTGGTAGTTCCTATTAGTATTCCAATGGATAGACAAATTACTTATTAGGAGGTATTTATGGAGAAGTTTGAGTTTTGTATTCCAGAAGGGATTTCGATTCCCACTGATTTGAAGGTTAAGAAAGGTAAGATTATAGTTAATTATCATAGAGATTCTGATGATTCTATGACTTGGCATTTTACTGTTTATAATGCAGGTTCTTTGTCTGAAGCTGATAATGTTGTTCATGAGATTATTCAATTAATGTGTGATCAGTCTTTTGATCATGGTGCTGAGTGGAGAATGACTTCTTGTGAGATGGGTGATTCTTGTTTTAATAACTTTCTTGACTATGCTGATTTTAAGGTATCATTTAGAATAAAGGATAGTTGGTAATATGGAGAAGATTGCAAGTTTTACTGTAGATCATACAGTTTTGTTACCTGGAGTGTATATTAGTAGGGTTGATGAAGATATTGTTACTTATGATATTAGAATTAAGCGACCTAATACTGATGATTTGATGTCTAATGAGGAGATGCATTCGGTTGAGCATTTATTGGCTACGGCATTGAGGAATTCTTATCTTAAGGATGATGTTATTTACTTTGGTCCTATGGGTTGCCAAACGGGTTATTATTGTCTTATGAGAGTGGATTCTGGGTTTAATTTTATGAAGTTTCTGAAGGATGTTATGATTTATGCTCTTTCTTTTGATTCTATGCCAGGTCAATCTGCTGTTGAGTGTGGTAATTATAAGAATTTAGATTTAGAATTAGGTAAGTCTTGTATTAAGAATTACTTGAATTTACTTGATTCTTTTGAGGATATTTGTGAATATCCAAAGAAACTTGATTAAGTTATCAGTTTAAGATTAATTTATTTTATATTAATATAGTAGATTTTAGTATTTAAAAGGAGAATTTATGGCTGTTAGAACAGGTATCGCTACAAGCGAAACTATTAAAGAAACTCTTGAAAATGCAGGAGTTGAATTATCTTATGGAGCTACTGCCGAAACTTGGAAAGAAGCATTAACTACTATTAGTGGTACAGATACTACTATTGCTCCTAGAGAAGTTGAAGGTGTTACTGGTTTCATGAGTACTAACGAAACAGTTTTAAAAACTTTTAATAATGAAGTTTCTGGTTCAGCATTCACTGTTGATTTAGTTTTCATTAAAGATGGTAAAGCTGTTGAAGTTGAAAATCCTACATTAGGTGGTCAAGTAGGAGTTAAAGAAGATGACCATTATGAATTTGCAAATATTAGTGCAGAACTAGTTGATGCAGAATTAACATTTAGTTTCGATGGAGAAGATTATAGCTTAACTAAATCTTATTCAACATTTACTGATGATATTGTAATATTATAATTTAATAGAAGGAGGAAAATATGAATAATTTTTATGATTCAATTGATAAAGTAGATTTCACTTCTATTTTTGAGGAAGACAACAATATTTCTCTTGATGATGTAAAGTTTTGTAAAAATTGTTTTAATGAGTTTAGTGGCGAAGGTGACATATGTCCATCTTGTAGCAAACTAAATGAAGAAATTCCTGCAGAAACAAAATTGATTCTAGATGCAGTTAGAGAATTTGAAAACCAATTACCAATGTTTGGTTATTCAGATCCTACTGAACTTAGTTATGAAGAACAAGAAGAACTTCTTACTGATACAATGAATTTTGTATATGGTGAAAACAATTGGTCAAAGAAAGAATTCAATGATGTTGCTAGAGAGTTAGGAATTCCTGGAATCATTAAAGAGAATGTAGAAGAAGATATTTCTGATTTACAATCTGCTTTATCTGAACTTAAACAAGGTATTGAAGGTTTAGAAAAGACTGATGATGTTTCTGATGAAGATACTTTCGAGTTCAGAGGACAAAAGTATACTAAAGAGAAAGCACAAAAGGAAATCGACAAGATTGAGAAAGATTTAGATAATCTTAATCAAGAAAAGGTTGATGACTTAGATAATGCATTCAATGATAATACAATCACTGAACCTGTTGCTTCTGAACCTGTTGAGGAACCTGCTGCACCTGAACCAGTTGAAGTTGTAGATGGTGTTATTGATCCAACTAATGGTGATGCTGGTCAAGCTACTGATGTTGATGTTATTGATGGTGTTGATCCATTAAGTGATATTGAATTAGCTGCTGAAGAACCTAAGGAAGAACCTAAAGAAGATACTGAAGATTCTAAAGAAGATTCTAAAGAAGATGAAGGTTTAAATGAAGCAATTCAAGCCCATGTAACAGTTGATAATATTGACCAAGAATCTAAAGACAAAGCAACTATTGAAAAGGCAATTGCTTTAGCTGGTGATAAGAATGTTATCGATAATGATACTTTCAGAGCTTTACGTTTAGCTCTTGCTAATAAAGATTATGACTTAATTGATAGACTTAAAGATTATGCATTAGTTCGTGGTGAAGATGTAGTTTACACTTGGTTACGTGCTGAAGATTCTAATCTTAAGGAATCTGCTAGTAGCAAGAAGTTCTGCTTAGTTGAAGGTGTTGATTGTGGTACTTGTAAAGAAGAAGTTCTTGAAGAACCTGAAGATGATGAAGTTGTTGAAGATGGTGCTTTACAAGTTGATGATGTTCCTGCCAAGGTTGATCAAGGTAAACCTGGTAAACGTCTTGAATTAGCAAGACTTGAAAATGAAGGTGTTGTTTCTTACAGAGTTTCTTATCTTAAAGAAGATGATGAAATTATGGGTTGGGATATAGAAGCTGATTCTGATGAAGAAGCTTTAGATGCCTTAGACAAGTTTGATGCTGCAAGTGATACAATAGATGGTGTTTCTAATTTAGAGTTTAATGATACTCCTATTGCTGGAATTAGTTCTACAAGTTACAATGGTGTTGATTTAGCATTATCTACTGCTGAAGATGGAAACGCTTTATTAACTATTACTACTCAAGAAGGAATTCCTGTACTTTTAAAAGGTGAAAACCTAGACGATATATTGACTAAGTTAATTTATTGGTTTATAATGGGTGCAGAGAGTACTTGCAAGGAGGTAATGTAATGAAAGTTAAAGTAAATAAACTTGTTAAGGAAGCTGACATCGCTGTTGATACAAATTTAATAGATATGGGTGAAGGTTCTAGTTTTATTACTGGAACCGAAGCTCTTACTAAACTTAAATCTTTAGAAGTTGGTATGCCTGTAGTTGTTAAGTGGGGTACTGAAAGTAATTCACCTGCTAAACAATCTATTTTTGTTGGTATTGCTGAAGGTCCTTATGGAAACGTTTTCGATTTCTATGATGGTGAAGGTGTTACTGGTATTTCTTCTGCTTCTGAAGGATTTATTAAGAATGGTAAGGTGTCATTTGATTTTGATAATAATGACGCTACTGAAGTTACTAGATTAACTAATGAAGTTAAGAGTCAATCAGGAATAGTTGAAGAATCTGCTGAAGGTTCTGAAAAGACTTTCTCTCAATGGTTTGA